ATGAAGGTGAAAATGGCAAACTAAACAATGTCTATGCCAACACAAAAAATTACAAACTATCTAGTGACGTGGCCACTTACTATGGTAACTGGATGCGACAAACAGAAAAAGTTATTCGAGACAACAAGCATATAAAATATTATCGACTAGTTGGTGATAAATATTTTGACACAAATTGGCACTTCTCAAACTTTAAAAATTTAAACTACACAGAATTTAAACAAATATCCAAGACTTGGCCTAAAAACTAGCATTTTAAGGCCATTTCACCCCATTTATTACAATTAAAAGTAAATATATCAACAGCCTTGTAACCATAGGAGACAAAACAATGACTGATCGAAACAAATTTGAACAGATGCTTGAGTCTTTGGTCAATGACGACCAAGCCAGAGCAAAGGAATTATTCCACCAAATCGTGGTAGAAAAATCACGTGAGATTTATGAAAATCTTCTTGCTGAAGAATTTGACGAAGACGTTGAAGAAACTAGAGAAGATAATGACATGGAAGAATCTATGGCAGATGAAGACATGGAAGAATCTATGGCAGATGAAGACATGGAAGAAGGCATGGACGAAGAAACTGAAGAAGGTTTTGACATGTCTATGGAAGCCGAAGACGACGAAATGCCAATGGATGGCGACAAAATGTCATCAATGGACAAAAGCGATGATTTCATCGATGATGTCACTGGTGATACAGGTAGCCCACAGGAAGTAGTTGCTGACATTGGTGCAGCAGTTGATGACTTAGATGCATTGGTTGCTGAATTAGAAAACGCTATTGCAGCATTTGATAGCAGTAAAGAAGATAATGCAGAAATGGATGATGAAGATGATATAATGTCCAAAGAACAGTATGCATTTGAAGATGAGCAAATGATGCGTGAGTATGTAGAAAAAGTAGGCGAAGCCTACAAAGGCGGCAAAGTTGCTAGCACAAGCGAAGCAGGCGGCGCCAATACAAAAAGTATCTTAGCCAAGAAGAATGACATGGGCGGCACAACTGCTAACATTGCCAAGGGCGGTGAAGGCGGCGGTAACAAAACCAGCCTACCAGGTCATGCAAACGCCAAGACTGAAAATCTTGGCAACATAAATGTTCCAGGCGGCAAAGCTGGTGTGAAGCATCTTAAGGGTGTGCCAGCAGGTCACGGAGCAGAAAAGAAAGGCAGTGGCGACACTGCTACCAATAAGAAAAGTATAATTGGATCTAGATAATGTTATTACTTCGTGAAAACCTTTCGTTTACACAAGCCGGTATCGTTGTTGAATCAACTGACAACGAGACTGGCGGTAAAAGTTTGTACATGAAAGGTATTTGCATACAGGGCGGCATTAAAAACGCTAACCAAAGGGTATATCCTGTGGACGAGATTGGCAGGGCTGTTAAGACTCTAAACGATCAGATTGCCAATGGTTATTCTGTATGCGGTGAAGTAGATCATCCAGACGATCTAAAAATTAACCTAGACCGTGTCAGCCACATGATTACCTCAATGTGGATGGACGGTCCAAATGGTTATGGCAAAATGAAAATATTACCTACCCCTATGGGCATGCTGGTCAAAACTATGTTAGAAGCCGGCGTTAAATTAGGTGTAAGTAGCAGAGGTTCCGGAAACGTCCGAGATGACGGGTCTGGTCACGTCAGCGACTTTGAAATCATTACGGTGGATATAGTTGCTCAACCAAGTGCTCCCGGTGCGTATCCTACACCAATTTACGAAAATCTCATGAACACTCGTGGCGGTTTAAGTAGCCTTCGTATAGCGAAGGAGGTGCAGGGCGACCCGAAAGCGCAGAAGTATCTCAAGGAAAGCCTATTAAGAATAATAGGCGGTCTCCAATAATAGGAGGAATACATGTTGGATTCGTTAAAAACTTTGTTTGAAAACAATGTGATTTCTGAGGAGATGAGAGCAGAAATTGAACAAGCATGGGATCGCAGAGTTGTTGAAAACCGTCAAGAAGTTACACAACAATTACGCGAAGAATTTGCTCAACGCTACGATCATGACAAACAAGTCATGGTAGAAGCCATGGACAAAATGATCAGTGAACACTTAGCTGTTGAAATTCAAGAGTTTAAGGAAGACAAGGCACAATTGGCAGAAGCAAAAGCCAAGTATGCTAAGAAGATGAAAGACGATGGCAAGAAGATGAAAGAATTTATGGTTCATCAACTGGCTAAAGAAATTTCAGAACTACACGAAGATCAGAAACAGTCAGCAGATAAATTCCAAAAACTTGAACAATTCATTATAGATGCTCTATCTGAAGAAATTGCAGAGTTTTATCAAGACAAGCAAGACCTGGCTGAAGCCAAGGTCAAATTAGTCAAAGAAGGTAGAGAACAGATTTCTGCATTAAAACAGAAATTTGTAAAACGTGCAGCAAGCATGGTAGAGTCTATGATCGGTAACAACCTATCTAAAGAAATTACCCAACTCAAAGAAGATATTGAGAGTGCTCGTCGCAACGACTTTGGACGTAAATTATTCGAAGCTTTTGCTTCTGAATACCAAGCAAGTTACCTAAACGAGAAATCTGAAACTTCAAAATTACTCAAGGTCATAGACCTGAAAGATCTAGCCATTACTGAAGCAAAAACTGCGGTAATAGCGACACAAAAGATTTTAGAAAGTAAAGAGTCAGAAGTCAACCGTTTACAAGATGCTATGCAAAGACAGACCACAATGGCTGAACTTTTTGCTCCACTGAGCAAGGATCAGAAAAACATTATGTCTGAGCTGTTAGAAAGTGTGCAAACACCAAAATTACAAAATAGTTTTGAAAAATATCTACCAGCGGTAATTGCCGGCGAAACAAAACCAAAACAAAAACAGGCACTAGTAGAGGCAAAAGAAATTACTGGAAATAAGGTTTCCAGTACTCAAGTTAGTGGCGAGTACGATTCTAATATCAGAAGTATTAGACGTCTTGCTGGATTATAAAGTTTAAGGAGAAAAACTAAATGTCAGATCTACTAAATGGTCGTTGGCAAGAGACCAAAGAGGCTCTATTAGAAGGCCTAAACGGTACCCGTAGAAGTTCGATGTCTGTAACTCTAGAAAATACTCGCAAGTATTTGGCTGAGTCAGCATCCGCAGGTGCTACCTCTGCCGGTAATGTCGCAACACTAAACCGTGTGATATTGCCAGTTATTCGTCGTGTCATGCCAACCGTTATCGCTAACGAGTTGGTTGGTGTTCAGCCAATGACAGGTCCAGTTGGACAAATTCACACTCTACGTGTGCGTTATTCAGATACATCAGCAGGCGCTGGTGTTCTAGCAGGTGAAGAGGCTCTAAGCCCATTCAAAATTGCTGCTAGTTATTCTGGTAACGAGACAGCAGCAACACCCCGAGCAGGTAGCACCGCTACTTTAGAAGGTGCTGCTGGTAAGCGTATGAGCATCCAGATCCTAAAGCAAGTAGTTGAGGCTAAAACCCGTAAACTAAGTGCTCGTTGGACATTTGAAGCTGCGCAAGATGCACAAGCCCAACAAGGCATTGACATCGAAGCAGAAATCATGGCTGCTTTGGCACAAGAAATCACTGCTGAAATTGATCAAGAAATCTTAGGATCTCTACGTTCATTAGCAGGCACAGCCGTTGAAACATACAACCAGGCTGCAGTTTCTGGTACAGCAACATTCGTTGGTGATGAGCATGCCGCATTGGCAGTTCAAATCAACCGTGCTGCTAACTTGATCGCTCAGCGTACACGTCGTGGTGCTGGTAACTACGCAGTGGTTAGCCCAATGGCATTGACAATTCTTCAAAGTGCTACAACTAGTGCGTTTGCTCGTACTACTGAAGGTACTTTCGAAGCACCTACAAACACCAAGTTTGTTGGTACATTGAACAGTGCAATGCGTGTTTATGTTGACAGTTATGCTAGCGACAGCACAGGCGTATTGATTGGTTACAAAGGTTCTAGCGAATCTGATGCACCAGCATTCTACTGCCCATACATTCCATTGATGAGCAGTGGCGTTGTGTTAGATCCATCAACATTCGAGCCAGTCGTGTCATTCATGACACGTTATGGTTATGTTGAACTAACCAACACAGCATCATCTCTTGGTAATGCTGCTGATTACTTGGCTAACGTTGCTATCACAAACGCAAACGTTCGATTCAGTTAATCAAATCTTTTTTAAAAGAAAAACAAAGCGGGTGGCAACATCCGCTTTTTTTATGACTTGAGCAAAATGGCTAAATATCATGTCTAAAAATGATTTTGTTTACCAGCAAAACTTATGCAGTAACCCCACTGCGTAGACCTAGAACGTCAACATAAGGAGAAACAAATGGGACGTCCATTAAGAAAAGATGTATTAGGTACTGATGTTATCGGCACCCCGGTCAGCGACACTGGCATCAAAGTTCAGTCACATGATGGCAGCACTCTAAGTGCAGCTTCGTTTATTATTAAGCAGCGCGGCGCAAAAACGTTTGTTATTACAACTAACGGAACAGATCGTCAAACTTGCGTGTTACAAAGTACAACACCGGCCGCAGCAGGCCAAATGTTAATGATGGGATTTACACAACCTTATCAAGCAGATGCAAATGCAGTACCTATCGCTAAAATTACCAAACGTGTTGCTACTGATTTTAGCGGTGTTCGTTATACATGGTATTTAGAAAATGATTCGTCAACTGACGTTATTGTGCTGACAGCAATCTAATTTAGGATACTGCGATGAAAGTTGTTCACGTCAAAGATGGTGGCTATAAAGTAATAGTGCAGTCTGGTGGTACTATTGTTCTAGACACCGGTTCTACGATTGGTAATGTGTTGGTCACTGGTAATCTCACAGTCAACGGCACTACTACCACTATTAATTCTTCTACTTTGACTGTGGACGACAATATCATAGTAATCAATGAAGGCGAAGGCGGTGCTGGAATCACATTGGTGCAGGCAGGTATTGAAATTGATCGAGGATCATTGCCTAATGCAGAAATATTTTTTAACGAATCAATAAGTCATTACAGTCCTACATTGGCAACTACAGTGTCGGGAACTTTTGTTTTTAGAAATCAATCAGGCACTTTGTTGGGTCTAAGAACCAACAGTATCATGACCGGTGGTAGTAATTTAGCATTGGTAGGATCAGGTTCAGGTGTTATCACAGTGCAGGGCACTACTAACTACGAACAAAATGTATTAGATTATAGTGATCCTTTAAAACAACCAATAAACGGGGATTTCATTCCCAATGCACAAGCAATGGTGGACTATGTTACTGCTTCGTTTACAGGAATTTTGCAACCTGGTATTGAAGATGGTGATACCAGTGTGCGTACCAAAGATCAAAGCAATTTGAATAATCCATTGCCCAGCGTTATTGAATTTAAAGTAGACAACGTGTTGATTGGTGAAATTAACTCCAGCGGATTAGAAATTGGTAATATTGTCATCGGCGGCGATACCATTACTGATAGCAGTGTTAACAATTTGACCATTACCAGTAACACCGGTGAAGTGGACATGGATGCTGTGTTAAGTTTGTTGGATCAATCAGACCCAACACCCACAGCAGGCGCTTGCAAAATTTATACAAAAACAGCAGTGGGCAGCGGCAACACTGGCCTGTATTATGTCAATACAAAAATTGACTTTGATGGTTCAACTGTGATAAATTTACAAGACGAGTTGGTAAGTAAAAATCGTGCGTTATTGTTTAGTATGTTATTTTAAGGAAAAATCATGGCGGTTCAGAGTGTAGTAATCAACAATACAAATACAAACTTGTTTGTGTCATCTGGCAACAATGCCGTGACAACAATTATGATTTGTAACAGAATACCGTTTGATCCGTTAGACCCAGCAGCAGATCAAACATATCTGTATTTGCACATTGTGGCCAATGGCGACGGAGTGACAGATACTAATCTAGTGGTCAATAAACTGTTGGTGCCAGCAGGTGAAACAGTGACATTTGACACTGAAAAAATAGTGTTGGCTAACGGAGATAGACTCGTGGCCAACACAGAGTTGCCTGCAAATTTAGTAGCCACAGTGAGTACATTGGTGTTGTAATGCGATATCTACAAAGACAATTGTTGAACAAACGCCAAGTGATAGACTTTGGCATAGCCGTGGGCATCGGCGGAGACGTTGTTATCAATTCTACCAACAACGTGTTGTTGCCAAAAGGCACCACGGCAGAACGGCCAATAACACCCGTTGTGGGAATGATACGTTTCAATACTACAACAACAGAAGTTGAAGTATATCAAGGCAGTGCTTGGCGAAATTTAAGATTCAAAGAAGCAGCCGCTATAACTTTACAAAGTCTAGGATTCGGCGACGGATCTTCCACATTGTTTGGCCCACTGAGCCCTGTTCCTCCTAGCGTTATAGAAAGCGGCAGCACATGGGGCGGCCAGCACTTGATAGTGTTAGTAGAAAACGTCATACAGATATTCAATACAAATTACACAATCGTACAAAATCCTGGTGGAGGATATGCTGCTGGATATTATATTCAATTTACTGGACCGTCAATTCCCAATAAACCTATCAATGTACTACACGGATTTGATCGTTAAACAAGGACAATAAATGGCACTGGTACTAAAAGACAGAGTTAAAGAAACAACAATCACAGTGGGAACTGGAAGTTTTCAACTGCAAGGCCCTGCGGCTGGCTTTAGACCTTTCAACGACATAGGTGACAGCAACACCACTTACTATGCGGCGGTTACAGACAGTAGCATTGGTGAGTTTGAAATTGGCCTAGGTCAATTTAATTCAACCACTCAACAAATATCAAGAAGTCAAATTATTTCCAGCAGCAACAGTAACAATATTGTAAACTTCAGTGCTGGCGTCAAAGAAATCTTTGTGACATATCCAGGACCCAAGGGATTGTTTTTAAATTCTACCGGATTGGCAGAATTGCCAGCAGGCAGTTTAGTAGGCGGCACACCCATTGGTGGTGTTGGACCTACCGGACCCGTTGGACCTACTGGAGCATTTGGCGGCCCGACTGGACCAACTGGACCTACGGGACCCACTGGACCTACTGGACCAACTGGACCTACGGGACCACAAGGTAATAAAGCAGGTTTAAAATATACTTTCAGCACAACAACTGCGATGGCTGATCCAGGATTAGGAATTGTAAGGTTCAACAATGCTGCTGTGGCCAGTGTAACTGCCATTGCTATCAGTGACATCACATATGATGCTGCCGATCTCAGTTCATACATGTTGACTTGGGACGACGGCACTCCTGTGGTCAAGGGATATTTAATTTTTAGAAGCAACAGCAACGCCAGTGCTACTCATGCAATCTTTCAACTGACAGCAGTCACAGACAACAGCAGTTGGTTACAATTCACAGTGGCATATGTTTCAGGTATACTGCCCAGTAATCTAGACGAACTCACTGTTGATCTAACTCGTACAGGCGATGTTGGCCCTACAGGACCAACCGGCCCTACTGGACCCACAGGCCCTACTGGCCCAACTGGCCCACAAGGCGACAAAGCCGGATTAAGATATAACTTTAGTACTACTACTACCATGGCTGATCCAGGGGCCGGGCAAGTAAGATATAATAATGCCACAGTAGGCAGTGTTACTGCAATTGCCATAGATGACATAACTGCTGAAGGTACAGATGTTGAAAGTTATTTGTTAACCTGGGATGACGGCACAGCAAGTCCAAAAGGTTATATCTATTTTAAGAGCAATTTAAATTCCACGTCAACTGCTACTATCTTTGCTGTTAACAGTCTTACAGATAATGCTGGGTGGGTAGAATTAGCAGTAACTTATATAAGCGGAGTATTACCATCGGGTAGCCAGCAGTTAGTTGTAGATCTCAATAAGACTGGAAATATTGGGCCTATAGGACCGACTGGACCAACCGGACCTACAGATGCCAACAACTTGTTTGGCGGTGGTACAGGTCAAATTCCATATCAAACTGCTGCTGGTGCTACTGCATTTGACGCTGACCTAACATGGGATGCAACCACTAACAGACTAACAGTTAATACAGTGCAGATTGGTAGAGGCAATGCCGGCGACAATACAACTACCGCAGTTGGCAGAAATGCATTAAATGCAGTGACTTCCGGAGTTCAAAACACTGCTGTTGGCGCCCTAGCACTAGAAGATGCCAATGGCACTAATAATGTGGCTGTTGGTTTTAGTGCGGCACTCAATGCAGCAGTTGGTGACAACAACGTGGCAGTGGGTGCAAATGCACTGTTTACATCTGCATCAGGCAGCAGTAATATTGCTATTGGTGCAAATAGTTTATACACAGTTACTGGAGCAGGTGGCAATGTGGCTATCGGTGACAGCGCATTGTATACTATAGGCAATCAAGCCGACAACAATATTGCTATTGGATTTTTTGCAGGATACGATTTAACAGGCAACGTTGATGGTAATGTGTTGTTAGGCAACTTTACAGGCAATGCTGACGGATTAGACATTTCTACATCCACCAACACTGTTACAGTGTCTAACGGTGCTGGCAATGTAAGACTGCACTATACTGCTAATGGTAACTTTGTAACTAAAATTCATACTGCTTCAACAACATTATGGGCCAACAATTTCTTAGAAATTTTTGCAACTTCTAATACTAGTCTAACTTTTAGATATAGAGGTAGCGACGGAACTACCCGCTCAGCGTCAATAACATTGTCTTAATCCGAATCACAACATCATACTATCTCAAATAAATAGTATATGTTAGGATTTTCACCTTTAAGTTCATCCCCGCTGGGCACACCCGCACCTGGCTCCCCAATAGGTACTGGCGTTGGCAAAATATCAGGGCCTTTGTTGGCTCCTAATTTAGAGCGAAGCGGTACAGACTTCAGTGTTGATACAGATTTATTATACTTAAATGTCAACGATCAACGTGTAGGTTTTGGCACAGATGTACCAGATGCAACATTGGCTGTTGACAATTTTGTTGCAACAAGTTTAATAATAGATGATGTAGGCAATATTGGTGATCTACAATATGTAGGATCTGGACTCAATGAAATAAAAAGTTTCTTTGGCAACATCAATATATTGCCTTCCGGCGCTGATCCAGTGATCTTTGCCACTGCTTTAGGTAGTGAAAATGTAGTGTTTGATGAAAACATTATTCGCAGTGAAGACAGCAACAGTTCAATAGAATTCTATGTAGACCCTAGTAGAAAGGTCAATGTCAACAGCAACATGTTTGTAGACGGTGGACTACATGCTACTGGCAATGTGACATTTGACGGCAGCATTACCCTGGGCAATACCGATGCTGACAGCATTGCATTCAATGCAGATGTCAATACCAGCATAATTCCAGATTCTAATTTAACTTATCAATTAGGCAGTGCCTCAAAGAAATGGGGAGACATATATTTCTATCTATGGAACGGTGATGTACTCAATGCCAGCGCACTGGTATCAGGCGGAGTAGGATTCGGCACTAGACAACAAAACATATGGTATGTGGCGAAAAACGGACTAGATACCAATGTAGGTGATCATCCAAACGGAGCATTTTTTACAATAGGCGAAGCCATCAATCATGCTGTGGCCGGTGATACTATTTTTATCTATCCCGGTACATACGAAGAAGCAGTACCGTTAACTGTGCCAGCAGGAGTCACTATCAAAGGTGCTGACTTACGCAACACTATTGTCAAACCAGACAGCAACACCGCAGAAGATATTTTCTTGCTCAATGGTGAATGTACCATTGAAGACATCACCATAATGGATTTTCATTTTGATGCTTTGAACAACAAAGGTTATGCATTTCGTTTCGCCCCCAACATGACGGTGACCACTCGCAGTCCGTATGTACGCAATGTCAGCGTGATTACTTCTGGCACTGTGACCAGTGTCAATGATCCTCGAGGCTTTGACACCGGCGATGCTGGACGTGGAGCATACATTGACGGCAGTGTGGTTAATCCAGCCAGCAAAGAAGCATCATTGCTGTTTCACTCAATAACATTTATTACTCCTGGCATACCTTGTATACTAGCCACAAATGGAGTACGTATTGAGTGGTTAAACAGTTTTATATATTTTGCTTCTATTGGTCTACAGGCAGTGTCGGGTGCTACAGGATTTGCCAACAATGGCAAAACGCGACTTAGAGTAAACGGCATGAGTGCAGCCACTGTGACTGCCGGAGATACTATTATTCTAAGAGACAACGGCAGTACCATAGTTTCAGCAACTATTGCCAGTATTGTATATGACATGCCCACAGCATACATTGAAATCAACGGCAAAGTTGAAGGTTGGGAAACCAGTGCACCACCGCCCGACAGTGCAGTGCAGCAAGATATTGAGTTTAGTGGTGGCGAAACTGCTGTGCATATTGTCACGGCAGACTTTAGTGATTTTGGCGCAGAGATTCGATCAATCGGATCAGCCAACGTTTATGGCAATATAGGTGCCTTGGCCAACGGCGTTGGCACGCTGATGTATTTGATCAGTCATAATTTTGGATATATTGGCACAGGCAAATTCAGCAACAATGATCCTCGTGACGCAGTGCAAGCCAATGAAATTGTAACGATCAATGACGGAAGAATTTATTATCAAAGTCAAGATCACAAAGGAGATTTACGTGTTGGAGAAATAATGACTGTGGAAAGTTCTACAGGTAATATTTTCTTGAACTTTACTTTTGCAGAATTTACCGCAGGCAGTAGTTTAATTTTTTCATCCGGTGGAACTACTACTATTATAGATGCTACACAGGTTCAAACCGGAGTGTTACGATTTATAAACACTGGCATAAACAATATAGAAACTGGCGGCACGGTGGGTCAACGATCTATCAATCTAACACCAGGAATCAACAGAGGCATTGAGATAAGTCATTACACTGCTGTAGAATTGCCCAAAGGCACTGATGTAAACTTAACAATGAGCACACTGGGAGAAATTAGATTCAATACGGCATACAATGATATTGAAGGATTCAGCAGTCAAGGCAAAAATAATTTATATAGTATTTGGGATAAAGATCGCACAACTTATATTTTACCAGAAACTTCTCCAGGCGCCAACAACAATGTGTTGCAATTCTATGCAAACAACACTTTGCAATCTTGGATCAACACTACCGGGCTTTACAGCAACAGACTAACAGTAAGTCAATTGACCATAGATGGCAATACCATTGTGAGTAATGAAAGCAATAGCGACATAGAATTAATTGCCAATGCGTTTGGTGTGGTTGATATATCTAATTTTCAAATCTATGACAACAAAATCGAAGTCGACACAGTCAATACCAATTTGAATTTTATTACCAACAATGGCACTGGATATTTAAAATTTGGCGGAGGCGGCACAAGAATACCCACAGGGAATTCAGTCAATCGCCCGTTGATAGTTGAAACTGGAATGATTAGATACAATGAAACAACCCCCGAAGTAGAAGTGTATACTGGCGATCCTTTGTTAGGAACCAATGGTTGGATTCCGTCAGCGGGCGTTACTGGCATCACAGTAACTGCAGAAATCATGGAGGAATTCACCACTATTTGGGGAATGACCTTAGGATAAATATTGCATAATGGATAAAAGAACATGGCTGTAGGACAAATTACCGGTGAAATGCTACAAAACAATCTCGTACGAGACGGGATTAATCTAGCATTTGAAACAGATCTATTATTTTTAGATGTGATCAACGGGCGAGTTGGTGTCAAAACCAGCAGTCCTAGCCATCCTTTGCAAGTAGTGGGCACTGCCAGAACACAAAACGTCGACGTGTCTAATTCGGTCACGGTAGGTACATTTACACTCAGCGGCAACACTCTAGCCAGCACATCAGACAGTATTTTCTTTAATCTTGCTGGAGCCGGTGCAGCAGTGTACAACAGTAGATTATTGATTGACGATTTTGAAATAACTGACAACGAACTGCGAATTACGGATACAAACAAAGATTTAGAAATTCGTCCCAATGGAACTGGCAGTTTAAAAGTATTCGGCGATACAGAAGTGTTTGGAAATTTACATGCCACCGGCACTATCACCGCTGACGGAAATTTACAACTGGGTGATGCCAACACAGATAATATTACCTTTGTAGGTGAAGTTAACAGTAACATCATTCCTGATGCCGATAATCTTTATGATTTAGGCAGCGCCAGTCGACGTTGGACCAATATCTATGCAGATGTATTAAATGCCAACACTGTGACGTCTGGCAGTATCATTGTAGACGGCATTGATGTAGTGACGCCACAAGGCAACATTTGGTATGTCAGTATTGGAGGCGATGACAGCAAATCTGGCAGTCACCAAAACGACACATTCCGCACTGTTGAAAAAGCATTAACTGTGGCTACCAGCGGTGATACTGTGTTTATCTATCCCGGTATCTACGATGAATTGTTACCGTTGACAGTGCCAGTGGGTGTAACTGTAAAAGGCATGGGCATACGCTCAGTGACTATTCGTCCAGACACTGCCAGTACAGATAAAGATGTATTTTTACTCAACGGTGAAACCACTATTGAAGACGTCACTATCAGCGGATATCAATACAACAGTGGCGCCAACACTGGGCATGCGTTTCGCTTTGCCCCCAACATGACTGTGACAACTCGCAGTCCTTATATTCGCAACATCACAGTTATCACTGCAGGAACAGTTACTAGCGGCACAGATCCTCGAGGTTATCTAGCAGGTGATGCAGGTCGCGGTGCATACATCGATGGTTCAGTGGTCAATGCTGCCAGCAAAGAAGCAAGTATGTTGTTTCACAGTGCAACATTTATCTGCCCTGGTGTTGACGTTATCACAATGACCAATGGTGTGCGTGTTGAGTGGTTAAACTCATTTACCTATTTTGCAGCAAAAAGTATATACGGTATTTCGGGTAGTGCTGGATTTGCTGGTAATGGCAAAACAATTTTACGTATCCCCACTGTGACCGGAACATGGAATGTAGGCAACACTATCAGTTACTATGACACAGACGGCGTCACA